TGGTATGAAGACAAAGAAGAGGAAGATTCTCCATTAATTGATCCAGACATGTATTCTGGACCTCAATTTAGACAATACCGCGGTGCTGCAGAAGAAGAAAGTGATGAAGATGAAGACGATGATGATGATGATGATTATGAAAATCATGAAGAATATGAACATCATGGCGAAGATGAATTATATGCAGAACTAGTTGACAAACTAACTATATCAAGATTCGGTGGCGAAGCTTGTGCTTCCAATTTATTACATAATATTAATGAGAATCTACGTTTATTACACACCGATATTGGTAAACTAAAAGAAGAATATTTAATTATGATAGGAAAAAAAGTACAAGAGGCATATTTAGAATATATAAGAAAACCTTATGATATGACAAGATATACTAGACAACAAGATGAATGGTATTCTACATTTGAAAAAATATTTGCCTTTCAACAATATAATGAAGACGACTTAACTCAAGCGGTCCATTATATGATTGGTAATTATGATCCTTCCTATGAAAATTATGGAGGTTTAGATTTAACGAATGCCCCTCGACCCATAAAAAAATTATTAGATACATATACTTATAAAGTTATAACTGCTTTTTTTACAAAGGGGGCAATTAGTTATGCTATATTTAAATTTAATGGGGGTCCAGTTAACTACGAAGGTATTGAACCTAGAAGTGGAATCGTACCCTATTTTTATCTTGAAAATTTATTATCTATAATAAGGATTGCTATTAAAAATATTAATGAAGGATTAAAAGTTTGTTGGACTGATTGTGTCCGAGATCGCAAATATGATGGTTCTGAATATGTTTTATCTGGTGGAAGTATATTTATACTATTTGCTGGTCTGTTATGCTATATAAATTCTCGCGAAACAAGAAATGAATTATTAAATACAATAAACGAAGAGTTATTTAGACGTCTAGGACGCGTTCGTTATGATATTTTTAGAAGTAATTTAAGAGGTTTATTTTTGGATCCAGTATTTAATAATAATGTAAATATTATATTATCTGGTGCGAGTGATCTAGATTTTATTTATATGGCACATGATAATAATAGTGTTAATTTTAGAAATAATGATTCTGAACACAGTGGTAAAGAAATAAATAATTTATCTGCTCTGGTATTAAATCGATTACTAAATAGGACTTACTTGAACAACAATGATGAAACATCTTCATTATTTCCTTTTTTTAGAGATTATAATAAACCTTTTTGGACGGGGGGAAGGATATATGATCAAACAAGAATACCTGATGATGTAAAGAGACATTTTAGAAATGTTACTAAATTTACTGGATATAGACAAACAAGTAATTATATAAATGAATTACCTATTTATTTAAATAGAATAAAACAAGGATACTTTCCTTATTGTAGAAATGGTGATGGAATAGTTACAGACCGTCATGAAATCCGTGAATATATGAATAAATATGGAGAGTGTATAGATCTTGTTGTAGGAAGCAGAACATCCAGTTTATTTAGAGCAAAACACGAATATTATAAAATGGATCAATACTATTCAATTGATAATTTAAAACATGAATTAGATACTATTTTGGGAGGCGCTCCTGATGATAAGTCTCTTAAAAGAATTGCTAGACGAGATTTTTTAGTTTCTCTACAAAGTAGTGCTTATAATGAAATATATAATGGTCTCTTAATGGAAATAGGTAATACAATTCATTCATAATTATTTCTTTTTCTTTTTATTTTTATTTTTATTTTTATTTTTATTTTTGTTATTTCCCTTTTTTTTCGTATTATTATTGGGGGGTTTCATTGCAAAATATATATCTGTAACTCCAGCATTTTGTAAAGGTCCATTCATAAACCCCCAACCAAAAACACAAAATAAGATATACATTATAAGATTGAACAAAAATAACACAATATTTGTAAAAACGATTGGACCACCTACAGGTGTCCAAACGGCAGGCCACCATATTATTATTAATATTAAGTTTATTTGTGCTGCAATAACAAATGTATTTGAATATAAAACCGCAATATTATGTACAATTCCCATGAATGAAAGAATAAAATTAAAACTATTTATAATTGTATATATAATTGTGGTTAAAATTCCTATTACCTTGTTTATTGAATCGTCTATTTTTATAAATAAATTTATAAATTCAATAATAATATTCATTAATACAATATAAATTTCTTCAAATATTTCTTCAATCATTGCTTTTATTTCTTCTAAGAAGACGATTAAATAATTAAAATTATTCATAATCGATTCAATAAAACTTGTAATGCTATTATTTATTATTTCAATCGGTTTAAAAAATATATGTATTATTTCACCTAAATATTTATTTAAACAAAATGAAAAATTAATATCAGTATATTCAAAAACACTAGTGTTAGAATCTCTATTTATAATCCCAGCAAAAGGTATGACTCTTGGATTACACCGTTGATTATCCCAATCCTTTTTTATAGGTTGAATATTATTTAAAATATGAAAATACGACACTATAAAAAAAACTATAAATACAATAATAAATGATATAATTACGTCTATACCATATCTATCGTAATATGTACGATTCTCAAATTTTTTATTAAAACTTTCCATTATACTATAGAATTATAAATATAATCATTTCTTTTTCTTTTTCTTTTTTCCTTTTCCTTTTCCTTTTCCTTTTTTCTTTTTTCCACTATCAATACCAAATGCCCACAATATTGGTTTTACTCCATTGAACACACTCCACATAGTTAATTCAAAAGTTTTTATAATATTTACTAATGTTGTAACAGTCCCTTCAGTTTTTCCGAATAAATCTTTGAAATTATATATAGTATTTTCCATTTCTATAATTAGGTTAGTAAATACACTAAATATATCTGTAGATAGAAAGTCGACAGACTCTCTAAATTCATCTACAAATTTGAATGTATCGGTCATATTATTTTTAAGTATTATTGAATTACTTTCTAATTTATCAGTAATTTCATATATTTCTTTTAATAATACTTTCATATGTACTGCTTGAATTGATTTAACACAATATTGCATATTTTCATTTATATCTTGCCCAAACAGATTCGCAAATGGAATAACAATAGGGTTACATCTATATTTCCCCCAATTATCTTTTATATTACTCATTGCTATTAAAATAATAGTAAATAATATTAAAATAATATATATAAATATTATCATTATAGTTAGAAATAAATCACTAGTATTCATAATTTATACGAGTATTATTTTTTAATACTTTCACAATATATTTTTTAAATATGTTAAATGTATAATAATTAATATTATAATGTGTGGAATTGTATCTATCATTAACTGTAAAAATATTAATATAGATATTAAAAAACAAATGTATTCTATTGGAATGAGGAGAGGTCCAGAATCCCATAAAGATTGTGAATTTTTAGATGTTTGGTTTGGATTTCACAGATTAGCAATCAACGGTATTGATGAAAAATCGGATCAACCATTTATTATTGATAATATAATTTTAATTTGTAACGGAGAAATTTATAACTATAAAGAATTATATAAAAAACTAAATATAACTCCAGAAACAAATAGTGATTGTGAAGTTATTATTCATTTATATAAAAAATTTGGAATTGACTATACATTAAAGGTTCTTGATGGATATTTTTCCTTTATTTTATGTGATAAACGTTTGGGTATTGGTAAATCAAAATTATTTGTTGCTAGAGATGCTTTTGGTGTTAGACCTCTATATGAAATAACAAATAAGTGTGATATTTATGGGTTTGCTTCTGAATTAAAAGTATTAAATAAAATGGACGAATATTCTAAAATAAAACAATTTGAACCTGGAACATATAAAACTTTTTTACACGATAATAAGTGGAATTTTGTTTCTAAATATAAATATTTTACTCTTCCTAGTATGATTCATAACACTATGATTCATTTAAACAATTATACAAAGGACATTTATGATAATCTAAACAATGCAGTAAAAAAACGTGTGAATGGTAGTTCTGATAGAGAGATTGCTTGTCTTTTATCAGGAGGTTTAGATAGCAGTATTATTACAGCATTAGTAAAAAAATATTACAAGGGAACGTTGCATACATATAGTATTGGTATGAAAGGTTCTAAAGATTTAGAATATGCTAGATATGTATCAAAACATATTGATACAGAACATCATGAAATTATTGTATCTAAAGAGGATTTTATTAAATTAATTCCAGTTGTTATTAAAGATATTGAAAGTTATGATACAACAACAGTAAGAGCAAGTGTTGGAAATTATCTAATTGGAAAATATATTTCTGAAAATAGTAATCATAAAGTTATTTTTAATGGGGATGGTAGCGATGAAGTCACTGGAGGTTATATTTATCTATTAAATTCACCAAATGATTTTGATTTTGATAAAGAATGTAGAAGTCTATTGACGAATATTCACTATTTTGATGTATTACGTTCAGACAAATGTATTTCTTCACACGGGTTAGAACCAAGAACACCTTTTCTTGATACCACATTTGTTCAACATTATATGAGTATTCCTTCTGAAGTAAGAAATCCTAGGTCCGAATGGAATATAAATAATAAATTATGGGATTCAATAGAAGAAACTAGATCCAGACCGGAAAAGTTGCTTTTACGATATTCTTTTCATTGTCACGATAGTGAATTATTACCTAAGAATATTTTATGGAGAAGTAAAGAAGCTTTTAGTGATGGTGTAAGTGGAGAGAGTGGTTCTTGGTATACAATTATTAAAGAACATATGAATGATTATATAAAAAATAAAGATTATACATTCAATCCACCAACAACAAACGAACAAAGATATTATAGAGATATTTTTGAAAAGGAATATAAAGGACAAGGAGAATCCATTCCGTATTTTTGGATGCCTAAATTTGTCGATGCTGTTGATCCAAGTGCTCGTACACTTTCTATTTATAAAACCTAGTTTGGTAGTATTGTATCTAACAAATCTTGGTCTATATATATATCAAATGGTTGATCAAATTTTGTTACATGTATAAGATAAGCATCTTTTGGTCTAGGATATTGAAAACCCACACGTATCATTTCAGGAATATCGTCATAAGACACAGGACTTGGATTATATGACAATACGTCTCTTTTTGTAATTACTCGGTCAAGATCAAGTGCATCATATGGCATTACGTCGCTACCAACGGATGTAGACGTAATTGAGTATACATCTCCCATTGGACCTCTTGTGGAACGAGCGTACACTGTGGGAGAACCATAAAATTCTTGATAATCTTTATCTTTATGAGGTAATAAATAAATCATAGGTGAACCTTTTAAAAATACAAAACAACTTTTGTATCGAAGTAGTTCTAATAGTTTACTACTTTTTTTTGTAACTTTCGAGGTTTTTGTTCTAATCGATTTTCCTCTACCTTTATTCATTCTTTTATTCAAAATTTATTTAACTTTTTTGAATTCAATTTTTTTCTAGATATTCCTTTACTTTTTTGAATTCAATTTTTTTTTGAAATATTATAGTCTTTTATAAATTTTATATTCAAAATATAACCAAATAATAATATAACTTACAAATAAATTAAATATTAATGATATAAATAAATTAAATTTTGATATAATTAGTGTGGTTATAATCATAATAATAGATACCGAACACCCTAAAAGCGCGTGGTATAAAAATTCTCTCACATATTGTAATCCCTTATAATATGAAATATATGCTGGAATAAATAATAATATAGGTGCTGCCCATAGAAATGCAAATATTTTAAGTGGTTCCGCACTTTTATCATAATTTTCAATAATCAAACCACTTAAAATGGCAACAATCGCACCAATCAAACCATTTCTTAAAATTATATTAAACATATATATATATAATAGAAGAATGAAATATAAAAAGGAAGATATTCAACATGCGATTGAAAATGTAGATGAAGATGTTTTCAATCTTAACAATAAAAAGAATAAATCTATAAAAAATGATATATTACAAAAATTACATATTCCATCTAGATTATTGAAAGAATATCACAAAAAATTAAAAGAATACAAATTTGTAGATGAAATACCAGATATAACATTGGGAAGACATATTCGATGGTTTAATTTAAATAATAGAGAACTTACATTAACTAATGGTGGTTGTGTTTGCGATATAGATGTTTCTGATGTAGGTATTAATCTAATAATTAAAAATTATAGAAATCGATTTTTTAGAATTTCTATGAATCATTGTATTATATTTCAAAAACTTTCATATGATGAAATTGTTTTTATGTCTGTACTTGATTATATTGAAAAAAATTGATTATTATTATATATACATTATAATAATAATGTTGACAATTTATAAAAACGTATCAAAATGTATGGATTGTAATAAAATTATAGAAAAATGTTATATGATTTGTTATGAATGTTCTAAAAAGAGAGATATGGAAATAGATACGATTCACTATTATTCGGTTTTTGACATTGTAAAGAAATAAACGTGTTAAAGTTAAATGAATACAATAATTAATGACTCTTAAAAATTGTTGTGTTTGTCTTTGCGTTTATAATAACGAAGAGGGTCTTCCACGTGTATTAAATAATATAAAAAAACTAGATGAAATATTCAATACAGAAATATTGGTATTTTATGATCATTCTAATGATAAAACACCCCAAATATTAAATGATTTTCGGATGAACCATAAAAATCTTAAAATTATTATTAATAATAATAAAAGATCTAGACTTAGAACTGAAAATATTGCATTCGCAAGAAATAGTTTAATACAATTAATTAGAAATGATTATAAACATTATGAATATTTTATTATGATGGATTCAAATGAATACTCTTGTGTTGGTAATATAAATATAGATGTTATAAAAGAAACACTCACTCATAACAATTGGGATTGTATATCATTTGATAGAGCAGCAGGATATTATGATACGTGGGCATTATCATTTGATCCTTATATTTACAGTTTTTTTCATTTAAATAATTATAAAAAGGTCGTTTCAATGATGAGAAAAGATTTTGAAATACTATTGAATGAATATAAAAAAAAAGATGAATTCATACCTGTATATTCAGCATTTAATGGATTTGCCATTTACAAAACGAATAAGTTTTTAAATTGTAGTTATTCGTCAAATATTGATTTATCATTATTTCCACCAGATAGCATTATTAAACAAGAATTATTAACTGGAGAAAAAATAATTCATAATAAAATAAATGATTGCGAACATAGGCATTTTCATTTAGAAGCAATAAAAAAGAATAATGCATTAATACGTATATCTACAAAACATGTATTCTCAAAAGTGGATAATCCAAGGGCGAATTTGCGTGGTCCATGTTAGAATTTCGTATTTTTACTTTTTTTATTTTTTTTTCGTGTTTTGAAAGTATATTTTGAAAATAATAAAATTTTAATAAAAAAAAGTAATTTGCTGAGAGGCTTTCAAAACACGAAAAAAAACGAAAAAAAAGTGAAAAAAAAAATAATGTTTTTTTATAAAATAAAATGTTATGTATTATCTATTTAAAAAAAATAATATTCAAAAAAAAATTTAAACCACGATTTTTTTTTTGAAAAATATAAAAAAAAAAGGTTTAAGTGCATATTTTTATGTTGCCTAAAAGTATGAAATCGGCAACCAAAAATATGCTCGGAAATTATGAGTGTTTAAAATGTGATTATATATGCTCTAAAAAATCATTATGGAAACAACACGTTTTGACACTGAAGCATATTCGGCAACATTCGGCAACGCACCATAAAAATCCAGAAAATAAATATATTTGTGATATATGTGGTAAGGAATATAAACAAAGAAGCGGACTTTGGCGTCACAAAAAAATATGCAAAAAAGAAGAAGAAGAAAAAAGCATGATGAACAAAATGATGAAAACGATTGAAAATGATTCTATTATGAAAAATAAAATGTTGGAACAAATGGAAAAACAAAATAAAATTATTGAAGATCTGATTCCAAAAATAGGAAATCGACAAATTAATATAAATCTATTTTTGAATAAATGTAGTGACGCGATTAATATGACCGACTTTATTCAAACACTACACAGTAATGAACCATTACAAAAAACAATTAATATATCAGATAGCATAAGTAATCTATTGTTAAATCAATTATCTCAAATGGATATATATACTAGACCAATACATTGTACGGATTTAAAAAAAGAAATTATATACGTAAAAGATAACGATCATTGGAGTGAAGACACTGAGAAAATGAAAACAAAAAGTCTCATACATTCAATGGCAAAAAAACATAGAAACGCATCAAATGATGATGAATATGTAGATTTGATTCATTCATTAACAAACAACAAATCAAATAGTTCAAGTGAAAGAAAAATTATGAAAAAATTAACAAAAGAAATTAATATAAATGAAGAAATAAAATAATATTAATATTTTATTATACTAATGTTCAAATACATTTTATTATTGCCTTTATGTTTTGCTTGGAATCCCAAAAAATATCCGTTCGACCCACGCATTCATACGTTGGGTAATCACGGAAATCTTGGAAAGTTACACTCTTTATTAGCCCCTGCATTTACTACATTTTTAGACAAAGTAATATATAAAAAAAATATTAGGAAAGAAATTATTGATTCCCAAGGTGATAGATGTCGTATTCTTGATGTGGGTTGTGGTACCGGGTTCTCTACATCAAACACATATGGTTCAGTCGGGATAGACCTCAGTGATGAAATGCTAAATATGGCAAACGTTTTATTTAGAAATAAAACATTTGTAAGAGCTGATGCTGAAAGTTATCATTTTGAACAAGATTTTGATGTTGTGTCAAGTATGTTTCTAATGCATGAAGTTCCACAAGAGGCAAGAGTAAGGATTATTCAACACGCAAAAGAAACAGCATTAAAACGCGTTATATTTGTTGATATATCTCCAAGTTATTTACCTTCTAAAATGATGGAAGATGGTGAACCTTATATTCGAGAGTATTTAAAAAATATTAGAAAGGATCTTCACGATTTTGAAGAAGAAATATTAATACCCGGACATGTTCATATATGGGTATGGAATAATATTTCATCGAATACTTTTATATAATATTTACCTATTCATCGAATGGAATACTTTTTGTATATAAACTATTATCAAACATCCCATCTGCGGTTTCGAGACTATCTACGCACCACATAGATATATCATGATTGAAACGACTATTTTGAAACATTATATTCATATTTCTAACATTAGATACATCCCATTCCGATATATCTCCATTAAAAATAGAATTTGCAAACATAAATTCCATTGTTTTAACATTCGAAACATTCCATAATAATAGTTCTCCATTAAATTTACTACAATTGAACATACCAGACATATTCACAACATTCGAAACATCCCAATGTGAGATATCCCTATTAAAAATACTATTGGAAAACATAGTTTCCATTGTTTTTACATTGGATACAATCCAATTTGAAATATCGCGATTAAAATAGGTATCTTCGAACATACAATCCATTGATTTTACATTCGAAACATTCCAATTGTTTAGTTCACCATTAAATTTACTAGTTTCGAACATAGAGTCCATTGATCTTACATTCGAAACATCCCAATTGGATATATTACTATTGAAATAACTATCATGAAACATATAATCCATTGATTTTACATTCGAAACATCCCATTTGGATATATCACCATTAAAAAGACTTTTTTTAAACATTGAATTCATTGTTTCTACTTTAGATACGTTCCAATTAGATATATCCCCAATGAAAGGACTTTTATAAAACATTCCTGACATATTCGAAACTTTGGATACATCCCAGTTGGATATATCGTTGTTAAACTTACAACAAGTAAACATAGATTCCATTGTTTCTACATTCGAAACATCCCACTTCGATAGATCACCATTAAAATCAGAATCAAAAAAAGTACGATACATTGATTTTACATTCGATACATCCCACTTCGATATATCTCCTGCAAAAACACTCGTTTCAAACATATAACACATCGTTAAAAGACACGATACATTCCACTTCGATATATCTCCATTAAAAAGACTGCACTCGAAAATACGACTCATATATTTAACCTTGGAGACGTCCCATTTCGATATATCTTGATTAAAATCACTAATATAAAACATACAATTCATAGTTGTCACATTCGAGACATTCCATTTCGATATATCGCAATTAAAATAGGAACATTCAAACATACAATTCATATTTGTCACTTTCGAGACATCCCAATTGGAAATATCGGTGTTAAACTTTGTCTTTTCAAATAGTTTCGCCATATTATCTACATTCGACACATCCCAATAGGAAGTAAAACCATATTTTTTATAACATTCTTTATGATTTTTATCCCATAAATGAATGGCATCCTTCAACGTAGAATACGTATGTTTAAATTTTATTCTTTTACTATTGATTTTATAACATTCACTAAAATGATGTATAATCGAATAACCTAATTTTTCTACTATTTTATCCACTAACGGATCAATATCTTCTACCATTAAAAAATCACTCAATTCTATCAAATTCATATAATTTTCTTTTGTCACTTGTAAATGAATAAAATCATTTAAATAAAATGGTGGAGATTTGAAACAATCAATTACTTTTAATGTTTCATCATTTTCAAGTAATTGATTATAAAATCTGGAAATAAACCACATAATATTTAATATTATTTAATTGGTTTTAATATTTTTTTATCTTCTTTTGGTACCTCTTCTTTTGACCCACCGCGACGATAATGCGGGATGGAATTCATCCAATCATCATCGAGCCGCTGCGCTGCTGATGCTGCTGCTTGCGCTGATGCTTCTTCTTGTTGTTTTAGTCACTGATTGTACTCTTCCTTGTCGTAGAATGGGTAGTCTTGTCAATTATCATTGTCGGGCATATATATTAAAAGTTTTGATTAATAGGACTCTAGAAAAGTTTTTTTTCTTAAGTGTAGATGAGACTCTCTCACCTATTCTTCGGTTGTCCTCGTAGGAGAAGAAGGATAACAAAGAGAAGAAGGAAGTGGTTGAGGAGTTCTTGCATAATCCACTTGTCAAGAGACCATTTTGTCTCTTCTTCATGTGTACATTCAAGTTCGTTTTTCACATCGTCGTAGAGTTTATTCATTATATCTTTCATGGTTGGGGACTTACCTATTTTTTCAACTTTTCATTTCAATTTTTACCATACTAAAATAAAAATTGATTCATTATAAATAGATATTGTATGATATATTATGGCGCACATAATCAAACGAGAGATTCTGTAATCCAAATTTGATTATCTTCTTTTTGGACCTCGTCTTTTTGCGCCTCTTCTTTTTGTGTCTCTTCTTTTTGTGCCTCTTCTTTTTGCGCCTCTTCTTTTTGCGCCTCTTCTTGCGACTCTTCTCGTTCCCTTGGCATTTCTTTCTTCATTACCTCTTGCGATTGTGGTTGCTGCCACAGCAACTTCACTTGTGCTGCCTAACAAATTTCTCCAGAAGTCATCTTTTCCTGCCTGCCGATTAACAGCATCTCGTTGTTTTTCTAACCATTCTTTTTCGCCACCGTGTGCTGGTCTTGCCATATAATATATAAATATTTTTTTCAAAAAGAAATGAATTATCGTCTTTTTGCGCATCTTCTTTTGGTGCCTTTCTTTTTAGACTCCCCGACTTGGTTTATCGGTCCCTAAATCGTTTGTAATGGTCCCGTTGATCTTATCTTTGGTCTTATATTTTAATGTAGGCGGTGGATCATCGCGTATCACTTCAAGGTTCATATATATTTAAAATTGATTATCATTAAACAAACGAGAAAAAAAATCATTATTCCTAAACAATAATTTAATGACGCATACATTTTTTATCTAATAATTCTTATTTTCATAACAATATATTATGAAGATAATTTATATAGGGTTTATAACAATTATAAACGCAATGGTTCAACCTTTTATTTCTATCCAACCTGGTGGTATAACAGGATTTTATACACTTGGAATATGTAGTTATATAAAAGAAAAATATGACACAAGTAAATATAATATTATGGGTTCTTCATCAGGCGCGTGGAATGGTTTGTTTATGGTATGTAAAGATACAAAATTTATAGATAAAATGATGGTTCAAGATTTTACACAATATCAAGGGTTATCTGAAATTCAAAAAGAACTTAAATTATATTTATTGAGTACTTATACAAGAGACGATTTCGAACTAGATCGATTATATATATTGACTTCATGGTATCGGGGTTTATTTTTAACACCTAAAATATATAATAACTTTAAAACACTCGAAGATGCTATTGATTGTTGTATTGCTAGTTCACATATACCATTGATTACATCAAATAAAATCTGGAAAAAATATGATAATAAGTTAATCTTTGATGGTGCACTTTTCAAAATACCAAAAAAATATAAAAATGATATTATTATAAGTTATGATATGTTCGATAGTAAATTATTCAAATCATTTTGGAGTAATATGATAAAATATAATGTAAAAAATATAACATTTCTTTATAAAGAAGGATATTCAGACGCTATACAATAGTTGTTGTATTCGCGTCTATTTTGGCAATGATAGTATCAAGACGCGCTACCGTTTGAATACAAAGAGAATATGTTTCTTTCATATTAAGTAGTCCTGTCTTTGATTCAATAAGATATTGAACAACCAATGGATATTTTGGTATATAAAATAAGGATTTTGTAATGATTCTATCTATTTTTTTTATAGATTCATCGCGATTATCTCTATGATACCATCTTCTTAATCCTTCTGGGATTAAACCGGATTGTTCTATATTTAAAAAAGCACCCCTTGTATATAACTTAGAATTAACTGTTACAGAAGCCAATACTTTTAAGTTGACGACTACCTCATCATATTCTATGTCTGACGATGCCATATGGTATATATTAAGAAAAATCATATCATAATATATATGAATTATAAAAATAGTATTTTGTTTACCTTTTTATCTACGATTGTTATAAGTATTTTCGTATATAAATATGCATTTGTCAATAATAAACCTCATTGTAATAATTTTATTACAAATGTCTATTTGTATTTAGCATTATCATTCTCTTTTGTTGGTTGTTTTGTACACGGGTATAATTATTATTTCAATGATTCAAAAAATGTTTCTATATTATTGCCCGAAATGAAAGTTTATAGTCAAATCGCACCCTATGTTTTATTGTCCTTTTTATTTGCGATAGGTTCTGTTATAGCATTGGCAATTCAACCATTATTTAGTAAAGAGGGTTTTATGAAAAATCATATTATATGGTTGGTATTTTTAAGTTCTATTTCATTGACGTTATATCCTTATTTTAAGTCCATTGAATATTCGATTGTTTTACAGAGGGTTTTATTGATGACAAGTATTTTATTTTTAATTATGTCGAGTCTTGTATTCGTGATACCAGAATTTTTAAATAAAACTTATGGAATTGCATTAATAGGGTTTTTAATAGCATTAATTACAATTATTATAACAGAAATTTTCCTTTTATTTACAGGACAATATACTAAAAATTTATATACATATATATCTTATTTTGTAATTATTCTATTTTCTATTTTTATTTCTTATGATACTTCGAGATTGTTTCAATATGCGAAAATATGTGTCAATTCTCCAAATTATCCATTGTTATCCACGAATTTATTTTTAGATATACTTAATATTTTTGTGAGAATGATGGGATTAAGTCGTTAATATTCATTTTTGATATAAATTAATATTTTATATTATATAATGAGTATAACAAATTCAACTGGGGAAAATTTTGGAAGCAGTGTGAGTTTTAACGGTGATTCTACAATATTAGCAATCGGAGCGATGGGTAGTGCACCTTGGCATAAAGGATTTGTATCTATATATAGATTAAATAATGGTATATGGGAAACAAATGATAATGATAAAATTTTGGGTTCATTTACACAATCATTTTTTGGTTGGAGTGTTCAGTTAAACTCAACGGGAAATATACTTGTTGTTGGAGCAAAATGGGGTATTGGTGGTGGAAAGCACGGATATGTAAAAATATACAAATATGACGGTTCATGGAATGAAATGAATATAAATACAGTTAATGGTAATTCAACAATCATAACAGGAAACGCAGGACTTGCCAGATTTGGTTGGTCTTTATGTTTAAGAACAAATGATACTGATCATGTATTAGCAATTTGTTCATTTGGTCAAAAAGGTGGTCCTGAACCTTATATTTCGGTTTATGAATTACCATCAGGAGAAAATGTATGGATACAAAAAGGAAATAATTTTGCATTTGACAACAATAGCAAATCGGGTAATTCAGTTTCAATTAATAAAGAAGGTAATTTAGTTGCTTTTGGTTCTTCAAAAGCACTCCAATCAAGAGCATATAGGAATGGGTATGAGGTTGTAGGTGAAGTAACAATATGGAAATATGTAAATAGTTCATGGGGATATATTGGAGAAATTTCATATGATTGGTTTCAAGGTAGTGATTATATTGGCAGTTGTATTGATTTAAACTGTGATGGATCACGAATTATTATTGGTATTATTGGTTGGGAAGAATTAAGTGAAGAAATACATTATAACAATGGGCGTACCATTGTATATGATATATCAAATAGTGATCCAGATAATTGGACACAAATAGGGGAAAATATTGTAGGAACAAGTGGAAGTGATGAATTAGGAACATTTGTATCTATGGATGATACTGGTGACCATATTGTTGTTGGTTCTCTTAAATCAAATAATGGATTAAATAATGGATATGTTAGATTATATTCATTAATAGAGAATTCATGGGTATTAAATACAACAATTAATGATGGAAATGAAATATATGGTGATAAATTAAATCGTTCTACGAATAAAAATGTTTCACCTTTTGCCGATGTTACGAATAATATACATATATCGAATGATGCGCAATATATGATTGTTGGGAATAGACGTGATGAAATAGTAGATATATATAGTACAAATATAACATTAACAACGTATGTAACACCAGTAGAAAATGTATCTTCTACAATACAAGAAGTGAATGTGAATGAAACATACATTACCGAGTTAGAAGAAAAAATAAATAATAATAAAATAACAAAAAAAACAGCAAGAAATGAAATATTAAACCAAATAAGAAATTCTATCACGATTGAACCAACAAAAAAACTTATTTTAAAAAAACAGGAACTTCTAATTGATAATGTAAATATAGTAAGTGAAAACGTATTAGTAATCACGACAAATCATATAACTGAAGATACATTATCTATAAAGATGGAAGATAACCAAGAAAACGCCATTTATATTGAAGAAACAGTTACGAATCAAATTATAATAACAACTTTAAATGATATTGTTATTTCCTTTCAAAAAATAGATAATACCAACAATTATACATACTATGTTGACAGTGTACAAAATGGTACATTGGTAGAAGATGAAGAAATTATAATTGATAATTTAAGAATTATAATTGGATCTTTAATGGTTGAAAATGTTCAAGATATAACATCGAATATATGCCTTTTGTGTGATTCAATAGTAAGAACAGACCAAGGTGAATTTCCAATTGAACAATTAAAATATGAAACTTTACATGGAGAAAGATTTGTAAGAACAAAAACTAAATTTTTGGGCAATTATTTAGTTGTTATTGAGAAAGATGCACTGGGTTACAATATTCCTGATATAACAACAACAATAACCCCTTCACATAAAATATTTGTAAATGGTGAAATGATAGAAGCAAAAGATTTACTTAATAATGATACCATTTACAAACGTAAATATAAAGGAGAATATCTATATAATATATTACAAGAAGAACATTCAGATATGTATGTAAATAATATGTTATGTGAAACATTAGACCCTAGAAATTCAATTCGTAATTTATATACAAAAAATGTGACAAGTGAAGATATTCATAATTATAATAAGAGTATAGCATCAATGAAATTATTTTAGATACTTTCTGGATAGTCAATGAAAAAAAATTGATAATATTATCGAGATAACAAATGAATCACAATGAATCATATTTACATAAAAAATGCGAAACACAAATATAAAAAAATTGTAAATTATATTATCTATAATAATACAAAATTACAATATGATGATGTTGAAACCATTAAAGAATTGTGTAGACTATGGAAAAATAGTGAAGGTAAATCTATTAAATATTATGTAAAAATTAGAGATTGTTCTACACTAAAGTTCAATGATGTAAAACTCATTGAAATGTGGAGTTTATATATGAAACATTTAAATCTTATTCAAGAATAAGGCAGTTTACAAGAGAGAATTTTATTCATTTTAGTGATAAGTTGTTTATTTGGTTTTT